GGTGTCCATTGTGGTTGCCCTAATGTCGTTGCCACAATAGCTCTAAATGTCTGGCTCTGCTTTGTAAAAAATCTTTTTATCCCTTCAAACATTTCATCACCGCCCTTACAAAGCTCTAATCCTCACTTCTTTTGTGTCTCTCAATGGCTCTGTTGCGTACCTTAATGCGTCCATTGCATGGTTGTTCATATCCACCGGCTCATCAAGTGCATTTCCATTTTTATCTTCTCGATATTTGTATGTCTGAATTTCTTTGATGGTATTGATACAGCTTGGATGAATATGTATTTTGTGACGCTTAATCCAGTCAATGCCGAATTTAACGCTATCCTTGCCTTTTGTACACGGCTGAATTCTAAAACCTGCCTTTTTAAATTCCTGTATCCTATCGGGTTCTGCACTATCAGCTACAATCAAGCGTTTTTTATCTACTTTTTCGTTGCACAACTTTATCAGCTCTGTATTCGTTAAATGTCTCTCATATATCTCATCAAGCACATATATTTCGCTGTCCTTCCAGCCTATTTTTATAAGTGCTGATGGGTCATTATAACCAAAGTCAAGCCCGTAATAAATTGCATTGTATCTGTCATCATCAAGCGGTATCTCCTCGATAACATAGTTCGTATAAACAAGATTGCCAAGTACACCCCATTCACCAAGTGCATAGATTTTGTAGTACGTCTCATCTTGATTTTTCAAGTCTTCAAGGACTTTAACATACTCGGGGTCAATAAATTTATTATCCTTGTACGTGGATTTTACTATCGTAGCATTATCCTTCTTAAAATCGAAAAAAACTTTCTTCAACCAGTGTAGCGCTGATATTGGGTTAAACGTCAGAATAATTTGTTTGTAATGCTTTGTCGGGCCTCGCAATCGTAAGTCTAACTGTTGAAAATCTTTCTGTTCAAGCTCGCTGGCTTCCTCAATCCAAATGCCTGTTATGTTGGCAATTGACTTGAGTTTTTCAACATCGTCAAGCCCAGCAAAGAGAATCTGATTGCCATTCATGCAAGTAATTGTCATGTCGCTTTTGTTGACCTTAAATAGCGGCGTCAAATTCCACTGCGCAATTATGTCTTGGAATAAAGAAAAGACGCTAAACCTCAGCGTCCTTGCAACTTTTCTGACCACCAAAAACCTATGTGGCTGTTCTGTAAGTATCCGCACCAATATCTTTTGTGCAGCAAATACTGATTTCCCGCTACCTGCACCGCCGTACAACACAAGATAACGGCTTGTGTCTCTATAAAGCGGGTAGTATACGTCATTTGTTATCTCTGGTAATGCAGTTAAATCTATCTTAATCATTGTTTATCTGCCGCCAAATCCTCCGGCAGCTTAACGACAATCTCCATATCCGTTTTCAGGTCAACATCCTGTTTGTCAACAGGTTTGATGTCCAGCCTGTCTAATACGTCTTTGATTGCCTGAAGTCTCACCATTTCGGATTTTGCAGAGAGCAACTTGTCTAATTCTCTTAGTGCTTTGGAGGACATGCTCATGAGCTTGCGTTCTATGTCCTTTTTCATCTCCGCTGTGAAGTCTTCTATCGCCTTCTGGAATTCCTCTTGGTGTTTCCAGCGGCTAATCGTGACTTCAGTTACGTTAAGTTTTTGCGCTATCTCTCTTTGCGTAAGATGCCCTTCTGCTATCATTTTAGCTGCTTCCATCTGTCTTTTTGATAAGCCCATAAGCACACCTCCTTTCTTAACATTTTTTATCTTGTCAAGCATGAAAAAAAGCCTTTCAACTCCACAAAATTCGCTGTATGTCTGTTTTAAATAACATTCTTGCATTGATTTTACATAAAAAATTTATGTCAAATCATAGTTTACCCATACATATTCCGTTTTTTTGTCTTTTCTTGATTTCTTTTGACTACGTAATGTACATTCTTTGAGTACAATTTTCCGCCAACCATTCGCTTCTAAAATTTCTTTATATATTTCATTATCATAACCGCTTAATATTACTTTCCCTTTGATATTCAATAAAATCTCACACATTTCTCTGTGTTTATCATTGCTCATTTCGTAACAATATATATTTTTTGTTCTTGTATCCGATACATATGGAGGGTCAAGATAAAACTCTGATTTTCTTATCTAAAAAACTCAAGCCCGGCGGGGTGACCGGGCTAAAAAAAGTGCTCTGGCAAAACACCAGAGCACATTTCTATTATACCAGTTTAATTATAACACCCTTTAAAATACCTGTCAAGTACAGTACATTTTCACCAGTTTTCCCTCACAAATTTTCTTATGTCATCATAATCTATCAAACCGCTCGCTATTGCAAGTAAAACACCTTCTAACAGTATTGTATCTTTCATCTCCTTGTATTGACTCCTATACTGCAAGCCTAGCTGTTTCTGTACATGATTGTCCGCTAATTCGTCAAAATAGCGTTTTTGAATAAGTACAGCATATTTTGTTTTATTTTTCTCATCTATGTATTTCATATCATTTACCACATCTCTAACTATTTTGAGCCATTGTTGTTTCTCAGTAATATCCTTATCCATTGCTATTTTAATTGCTTTTAATTCTGTTGGATTACTATTATGACTTACTCCTCCACCTCCTGTTTCCTTAAATTGTGCAGGTGATGAATGAATAATATCGTTTATTTTTTGCTTAACTTGGAATAAAACCTGATAATAGTTGAAAAAATAATGTTCAAGAACGTTTCGCTTCGGCAGTTTTTTCAAGATGCCACCTCCTTAGTTCATTTTCCCATCTTCGTATTTCTTTCATGAATTTTGATGTTATATCATCCCAACTACCAACTTTTGTTAAATAATATTCTCTCATTTCTTTATACATTTCTATCATGCCTTCTGGATTGTCCACATAGCCCAGGCAACCTTCACCAATAAATTCTTTATATGCTATACACCTCCCATTTTCGTTTTTCAAGCACTTTTGGCATTTTTCAGGAATTGCTGTCATATCTCCACCTCCATGACAATATACCATCCACATTACTTGCTCCTAACGTATCAAATTCTTTATCAAAAAACGTTACAAATCTAGCTTTATCCCATCCAACAACAGGAGCATATTTGTCATAAACACTATGATATGGAACATCAAAAGCAAATATATAAGCCCATACATCTTTCCAGCTCCAATCTTGCAGTGGCCATACTTCCTTTATCTTTGTCAAACTTTTTTGCGCTTCTATACGCAATTTTCTCGATATAGACTCTTCTTTTCGTATACCAACAAAACAGCCATCATAGCCTTGCTTCAATAATTCTGGTACTACCCTACCAAAAAACTCTTTGTACCAAATTCCCGTATCTTCTCTTGATTTATATTTATCCGAAGTGTCAATGTAGATATTTTTAGCTCCCATCTTTTTCATGTTTTCTATTATCTCCTTTTCATAGACTCTAGGCATAAGATATGGTCCATAATCCCAATGGAATACAAGTATATTAGGGTCATGATGTAGCACAAGATGTAATAATGCAGTAGAATCTTTACCACCGCTGTAGGCAACATACATCTTTGTATATCTTTTTAATGCTTGCGAAATCATTCTATTAGCCTCATTTAATTTCTGTTGAAATTCCTCATTCTGAGCCCATTTTTTTAGTACTTCCTTCATATTCATCTTTTAGTTTACACCTCGCTCCCGGTGGTACGCACAGTACCACATTTCTTGGACTCCAATATGGAGCCTTGTATGGCAGGTATGCAGCGTCTTCGTACTCCTCACACATTGATACTGGAATTGGCCGCATTGCGACGCCTTCCGCAACAAGCGAATAATCTTCTTCGATTTCTTCAAAAAACACATCCCGAATCATACCAAAGCCTATGCGAATATCATTGCCCAAGCCGACCAAATACTGCTCTATAAACCGCTTTATTAAATCCATATCACCATTCACATAATATATTACTTCCTTGCATGGGATGTATGGCTGTTTCATAGCATACATGCGGAAATGTCCACTGCCCACTCGGATTTTTTTATTCTTGAGATGTTCACTCCAGCGTTCCTCAAATCGTTTGTAAATCTGTGTTACACGTATCGAATAAGGAATAAACTGGCTTACACTAGTATGATAGATATCACCTGTCTTTAGAATAGGCAACAATCGCTGATTATGCGGTAAATATGGCGATAAATCGAGTTTCTTGGGTGTAATAAAGAAATCTTCGCCAAATGCATCCAACAACATCAAATGAGCCAATAACCCATCAAAACTAATCCATGGTGTTGTAATACATACCGGTGAGCCCATTTTAAATGTCACTTTGAATGGCCGTAAGCGGCTCCACCGGATTGGTGGAGCCTTCTCGGCCAGGTTTGCAAA